GATGAATCAATGAAGACATCTCTTTTCATCATTTTCTTAAATATTTTATCGGGTATTTTAGTTTTTGTTCGATAAACTGTTTCAATTCTCTTCATAAACTTAGAACAATTGTCACACTCAGCCTTGAGTTCTTGGAATTTTCCCCAAAACTGACCAGTCGTTATTTGGTGAATCAAAACAAATGCATCTTTACCCATGCGACGCTCATGGCCAGCGAGCAAAAGGAAAGTTGCTGCACTGCAACAACTTCCTTGAACCTCGGTTATTACTTTCACACGGGATTTTTCAATGATGTTCATAGCAGCGATTCCAGAAAATAAATCACCACCGCCACTGTTAATGGTAATTTTAATACACGGCTTAGCACACGGATTATCCACATACTTTTTCAATGTTTCATTTTCAAGTTTTTTAAACGCTTCCAAAAAATCTAAAATAGATTCTTCAGTTATATCACTAAAAAATAAAATTTCATTTCCAATGACACGAGGAGCCAAAGTGCAAGTTTCTTCTATTTCCTCAGACATTTCTTAATATTGTTCACGTCGCTCTGCTTTAATTTATTTGGAATACATATGTGATTAACAATATCAAAATCTTGTGCGGTTATGTTATACTGTTTGAGTATATCTATATTTCCTTTTTGGGCATATGATTTTAAAAGATGGAGATGTTCTTTATGCATACATTCTGGTCCCTTCTTAATAATTTGCGATACTTTTCGAAGACGCATTCTTTGATTTCCTCTTTTAGACCAACAACTCCCAGGTCTCATTTTATCTGGGTCGAGGGGTCTCCCAATGTAGAATTTAGGATAAGATACTACATCATTTACAAAATATCTCATCGATTCCCAATTTCCTTCATATATCATCATGTCGTGTGCTTCCGCAAGAGATAAGGAATTTATTATTTCAACGTAATTACATCCCTCAGAATCTAAATAATTTTCATGAATCGCATCCCAAAAACTACCATGTTCTTGAAGTGTGTCCTTTACTTTTACGGAGTCTAGGGAACATAATATATCTGTTATATACTCCTTTGTCGTAAAAAATTTATCTGACACAATAGGCATGTTTTTATACATAATAAATTCCCTAACATTTCCATTACACCGCGCCGCATTTTCTCTGTTCAATTCCAAATTATCACCCTCGTCTAATAAACCTAACAACTGCTCTATGCTAGGTTTTTCTAATATAATGTTTTCAAAATTTGGAATCAAATGAAACTTTTGGGATTCAACAATGACTGCTCCATTTGTTTTTTTATTTCCTTCAGATATTTCATCTATTATTTTTTTAAACGCTACATCATCTTCATAATTATCTATAAAAATATGAGATATACCTGTTCCACATAAATAATAAAATCTTAGAGTCTGACTATCTAGTTCAAAATATTTAGTTCCATCTAAAACATTTTTTACTAAACTAGTCTTACCAACACCCGAAGGCCCGCTTATAAAAATATTTTTATTCTCTGCTACTAGTTTTCTAAGTGTTTCTTCTTCCTTTGTGTGCATTGACTTTTTACCCGAAATATTTTCAGAGTGTATTTTAATGAACCGATCCATCGATGAATTCACTAATCAGGCTATTGATATGGCTTTAGAGAATAAAGCTCTAAATGAAAAGGTGCTTAAACCTTTAAAAAGGAAAATAGCACCATACATTGCATGTTTTGTTTTGTTCAATATCATGGTTTTGATATTACTTATTTACATCCTTAATCTTCTTTCGGGGGTTCTTCAGTAGGTTCTTCGGTGACAACCTCCTTTAATTCTTGGCCAGTCATTCGTTCAGTTTTTTGTTTAAACTCTTGCATGACCTTGCCTTGGAGAGAGACAAAACCAGTCTTCTTCAAGTCTTCTAATTCTTCCTTCACTGATTTGGTCGCTGGTGTTTCTTGGGACGCTGGAGATGGGAGTCTCTTTCTCAACTGACCACCTAACGCTTCTACAACTTCGTCCTTCATTTTACTTTCATTGAAAATTTGTTTTGCTTTTGTCGCAGTATCCATAATCGCCTTGAATGGGTCAATTGGTTGAATATGCATAATTTCTGGTTTGAAAATCTTGGAATCCTTGAATTCTCTTTCAAATGCATCCAAAATTGGTGTTGGAATTGGTGGAGATTGTTCTATCAAACGGTCATATTCCGCACGCATTAATTCTACCATGTCTCTTCCATCCATTGAACGCTCACTCAATGGCAAAGACAATTCTAAACGAATAGTTCTTGACAATTTACCATATGACTGGGAAGCAACGCGATGGCTTTCCATGAGTTCGTTAATCTTCAAAAACTGCATGATAGTGGCAATGAGACCCGCAATAAGGTTCATACCACCTATAATAGAGGGAACCATGGGCCTAATACTTTCTGGAAATTGTTCTTGAGCGAAATTTGCTGTTCCTGTAATAGTTGATAAAACAATAACAGGTAATGTAAAACGCATTGATGATTTTTTGAACATCAAAAATGCCTTGTAATTCATAAATCTATAACATGCAGCAGCTTCACCCCAAGTTTTTAATATTTTTTCTTGAGCGGGAAACCACTCTTTTGTTCGCGCAGCAATTTTTTTATCCTGCTCTATCATTCTTTTCTAAGTTATATTAAATGAACATTATTTTCTTCGTTCATTTAATAATTCTTCTAGTTGGAATACTTATACCTTTGTTAGGAAACACTATACAATTAAGAGCATATTCAATTGCATTAGTTATTGTATTTTTCCATTGGATGATGAATGATGACACATGTGCTCTAACAATGTTAGAATCTAAACTAACAGGTAAAGAAACTTCAAAAACTTTTACAGGAAGAATAATAAGTCCAATTTTCAAACTAGATGATAATGAAGCAAAAATATTAATCAAGACTCTTTTCTTCATCCTTTGGTTGTTGACACAATGGAGACTTGGTAGGTTTCGTATAGAGGAATTCACTAAAAAGTGAACGATTTATTAAATCATTTCTTTTGAATAATTGTGTGTTCCTATGATTTTGAAATAAAATCATACAAACTGCATCTGCTATATCATGTTTTCTGTCTAATTTCATGTAGTATTCATTATCTTTCAAATATTGAAATGCAATTTTTTCTGTGTACTGTTTTCTATTTTCATAATCTAAATGTCCAAAACCAAAAAATGCATGCATTGCATTGGGTGAAATCAAAATAGATTTGGGACGACTAATATAATTAATAAGACACTCAACATTTGTAAAACCACCGGGTGGTTGTCTTTCAATGACTACTTGATGTGCTTCGTTAAATAAATATTTATATTCATCCATCATCAATGGAACTAAATCAACAATATCATTAGATTTTATATATTTGTAATCTTCTAATGAAACTTTGCAACAATCAATAATATTAACTTCAGTTTTACTACATTCAGCTAAAACTAAAGCTAGATTATGATATCCTATATCTATACCTAATATCTTCATACCTTATTTAAAGAACCATCATTTTCTTTAAATAATAATCTTAACTAATTATAATGATGAAGAAGTTCAGCAAGAAACAATCAAGTATGATTATGTATTTTTTATTAACTCTTGCTTCAACATTTATTATATTATATCTCGCAGGTGTATTTGATAAAAAACCACTTGTTGTTCAAATGGAAGCACCAGCTGATGTAAATGTTGTCCCAGTTGATAGATGGCAAAGACATATGGAAAAAGAACGCCCCGATATAAGAGATTCGCGTGAATTTCGTGGGCCCCCACTAAAATTCTGGAAACCTGGACAAACACAACAAATTGGTTTGTTGTTTGATTCAGAAACAAATGATACTTTACCCCTCTACGGGAAGGAGGTATTCGGGAGAAGAGACAGTTACAATTATTATACCACAACTGGTTCCTCAGGGTCAAACAATATTTATCCAGTCCCAATTTCATATGATAACAGAGACTGCATGGATTCAAGTGTTGGATGTAGAGAGTTGTATGGAGGTGAAAGACTTTCTATTTTAGGTAAGGATAATGATTATGAAGCTAAGATTTATCGCACAGAGCACTTTTATTAAAATATTGTTATAATATAATGGGGAATAATAAAAATTTTATTCTTCCCCCTTTAATACCACGAACTGAATTAGCTAAAATATTAAGAAGAGCAAGACATAAAACTGCACTTTTTAAATACATAGACAACTATGAAAAAAAACAAAATGTTAAAGTTAGTCCACTAAACAAAGTTGTATTAGTTGAAAGTCTTCTTGTTAACAATAAAATTAATAAACCCCTAAATGAAAAGAAGGCTAAATTAAATAAAAATTTAAACAATATGTTTACTCCATCTACTAGTAGGCCCGCCAAAAAACGCAGAACTACTTGAATTTTTTCTTGTTCAATTTGAGCTCTTTTGATTCTGGTTTATTATTTGGGTGAATATTTTGTTTAATATTCTTTTTAAATTTACTTACAGTCTCCTTGGCGTCTCTAGCCTGTTTTTCTAAACTTTTCCTAGTCTTTTTTACTGGACTCTTAAAGGTGTTTGTTATGTTAAACCAATAATTATTATTATTCATTTTATAATAAATAAATATTTTTTTATTATAAAATGTGGTTAATATACCATTACACCTGGTGTCCATTTTGTAAATCTGCTTCTAAAATATTGAAAGACAAAAATCAAAAAGTTAAGAAAATTGACTTTGATAATTATGGTGGAAAAGACAAGGTTATAAAAAGTTTGAAAAAATTAGGTCTTCTTTCAGAGAAGAATAAACATAATACAGCCCCACTTATTTTTAAAAATTATAAATACATAGGTGGTCTCAATGAGTTGAAAAAAATAATATGATATACTATACAATGCGTATAGTTGTTCAAACTCTACAATCAAAACCATTTGAGATTGAAGCGAATTCCTCTGACACCATTGATACACTTAAGTTAATAATTTGTAATACTAAATTAATCGACTGGAACACCCATCGTATACACTTCCAGGGGGCAGACCTTTCAAAAGGAACTCTTTCGAGTTCTGGTATTGTAGATGGCTCTACTGTTCGAGTTCTTAGAGGTGGACCAGGCTCCAAACGCTAATCAACACCTATCCCTTTCCTACCATCATATTTAAGATATGAAAACTGTCCCTCAGAATCTACATAATGCATAAATATTTGAATTAAATAAGAACCTTCTTCTCCTTCATATGTATCTCTCCAATGAGGAAACTCTCTTCCTTTATATATTAAGGCGTCCCCAGGTTCCAAATATATTTCTCTATCTTCTATTTTTATAGGCCAATTTGTCTTATTATATTTTAGTGTCATTGAAACAGATATTTCACATGAATCTCTATCTGTATGTATTGGCATTTCATGCCCTAACTCATAAACCCTATAATATGAATATGTTGGAAAAAGTTTAAAACCAACTAATTCTTCTATTTTAGGTTGGATGTGTAATAAAAGTGATTCCCCCACACAGTGTCCATAACACGAATATGCATTTTGAACAAGTAAGTCATCTGTTTTAGGGTCTTTGTCATTTATTTTTGAAAATAAGAGAGCCTGTCCAAGTATTTCTGCGGTGTCTCTTGAAATTAAATTTTTTATGACTTCCATTATTTATTTTATAACTTAAAGCCTTTATACCAATTTATTCCAATAAATGGTAGATTTACAAAACATATCAAATTTATCTTCATGGGGTGTATTTTGTGTTTCCATGCTTATGGGAGTGTCCCATGTCATTTTGGGACCAGACCATGTCAGTGCTTTGTTATTATTGGTTGCGGGAGTCAAAAGAAGAGAACAAATAAATGATGAAAATACTGGTAAGAGATGGCATCAAAGTGCATTGCAAGGGCTTAGATGGGGGATTGGACACACTTTGGGTCTTGGTTCGATGACTGCTATTTTTATGGCTTTTAAGAATTCAATTCCAGTTGAAAAAATTGCGACAGTGAGTGATTATATCGTGGGTTCAATGATGTTGACAGTTGGAATAACATCTCTAGTTTCTCTTCATAAATGGAGAGTCAAGGAACAAAAAAAGAAATTACATTTGGAAAATGGAAATGTTCAAACATTTCCTCATCCCAGCGATGGATTACCAATATCTGTATTACCCACGTCAGAAGCACACAATGAAGCTCATGAACATAACATGTGTCATACACACGAAGATAGTTCTGGAATTACATACAAAGAAACATTATGGATTAAATTTAAAAAATGGAGAATTGGTGATACATTCACGGATAGTCCAAGAAGTGCTTATATAGTAGGAGCAGTTCATGGTGTATCAGGGTTAAGTGGTATTGTATATATTCTCCCGGTTCTATTCCTAAATGATACAATGCGATTATTACTCTATATGTTTGGTTTTACAATAACTTCTATAATGAGTATGTATATTCTTGCAGCATTTTTAGGATTTATTCCACATAGCACAAAAAAAATTATGATATTGAACGGTATTGCAGGAACGCTCGTGTCATGTATTGGTGTTATGTGGATTGTTTTAACATCAATGAATAAACTTGATTTGTAATAAATATGTATGATTATATTAATATGCGTCCCAATTCGGGCACGCATACGCCAAGCAATCAAGGCACAAATACATCGGCACCACCACCGTTAAAAAGAAAAAAAAGAAATTCACAAAGCAATGCTTGTTCTAAAAAACAAAAAACACCAGGACCTCCATCTATAAATAAAACTCCAGCGCGTGAATCAGAATTTATAAAAAAGCCATTTGTACATAAATACATTCGTTTTAGAACTGGAACTAAAACCAATGAAATACCAAGTTGGTTGGAAAACATTTTTAATAAAAAGAGATATTGAACTTTTTAGTCATTAACTTTTTGGCGCCATTCATAGATGGAACACTCCAAATGAGCCAGCGAGACCAAAATCCTGCGGTTTTTATTCCTGAAGGCTTCCAATTTTCAAGGTGTGAATTGGAAACATTCAATAAACCATTGAGAACGCGTTTTGGATTTTTTTCTTTTTTGAGGGACGCTGAGATGTATGGTGAGGCTCCATGTCTTATGAGATATGAACGCATCCTGAGGGGATTCTTATGAAGTGTGAAATCACTATATCCTTTACCACCAAAATCAACTGTATCTCCATCTTCAAAAATCACTCTATATTTCTTTTTGGGATTGGGACTTTTTATGAGTTTAACTCTCATACCTATTTTATTACAACAATTATTTATGAAGGGAAAGGGATCTAGCAATCCAACTTTTTGTTGGTGTATAAGATCTTTTTCTTTTCTTGGGTGAGCTTGGTGTGCTCGTCTTTCTTTTTATATTTTCAGATGTAAATGTTCTTTTTTTATTTAAAAACATTTTGATAACATGTCTTTTTTTGTCCGTTAAATTTGGGAACTTATTTGTAGACATTAAAATTGTATTAAAATTATTTTTTGATAATTTGACACTTTGTTTTTTTGCATATAAATTGATAAATTGTTTAATTTTTTTTTCATCATTTTGAAAATTCTTCATCGCCTTTTTAAATAATGATTTTTTGTTATTCATATAATATTACAACATTAAATTCTGAAAAACAAAACATCTATTGAATATATAATTATATATGTTAATGAAACAATGAGTGAATACAACTCTTTGAACATGAGTGCAAAACTTAACACACTCCAAGAAAACATGTAATTCATTAAAAATGCAATGGGTGCATATTCTCCGTTCATTGACAATCCAACTCCCAGGGATAATGCCAAGTGAAAAAATGAGATGTATGGAAAAATAACGAAATGAGCGCACCCTAAGAGCGCAAAAAAGTGTATAAGTGTTAATCTAATGGTCCAATTCCAAGCTTCTTGTTTTAAAAATAAACCTCTTGCTGTGGGGTCAGGTCTAGGGACAAGTGGAACAACTATTTCAACATCTTCATCATAAATGTGTGCCAATGCCAAACTGTTATCAGGATGTCTAACATATCTCCATATATCCATAAG